TCGGCATGAGGTAGATCAAAAAGCAGAAGGCTTCAATGTCGGTGAAAAAGGATATCCCAGCGCAGGCAGGGTTGCGTGGATGCTTTGGGGAAGTTTCGAGGGTCAACGGTGGTCAAACAAATTAGTTGATCAAATGAACGCAGCCGACGAAAAAGGAAAAAGGTCAATGGCTAAAAAGAAAAACACTTATGCAGACCGATCGAAGATGGTCATGCGTTTCGTTGAGGTCAGAGCAGATACGTTTACTGATGAAGGTGTCGATGTTGTGGTCGCTACTGACAATCCTGTGCAAAGAATGGATTGGGCTCGCGGTCAGGTTATTTCAGAAATACTAGATATGGGTGGAGTCGAATTTCGCAGCGAAAGAAATCAGTTGCCGATCGTAGACAGCCACAATCCGTCTACTGTACGAAACGTGCTCGGCAGCGTTCGTGATCTGCGTGTAGTAAAAGGAGAGCTTGTCGGTCGCGCGATGTTCGCGCAGGATACGGCATCTCAAGAGGCTTATCAAAAAGTTCGAGACGGACACCTCACTGACTTTTCAATCACTGCAAGCGTTAACGAAATAAGAAGCGTCGGTAACGGTGAAAAGTTTAAGGTGAGAAACAAAACGATCACAGGACCAGCAGAGATCGTTACTCGCTGGACACCTACGGACGCATCGCTAGTGGCAACGGGAGCCGACTCAGCATCAACGGTGCGTTCATTAGTTTTACGATCTTATGATTCAAATGAATGGAAAGGTGATGAAATGCCAGTGACACGCGAGCAGTTGATCGAACTTGGTATGCCAGAAGAAATTGCGGAATCCAGTGACGTAGCCCAATGGCTCGCTCAAAACATTGGCTCGGCTCAAGCGTTAGAAACAGAAGAAACATCTGAAGCAGAAGCGTCAGTTCAATCTACTGATGAATCACCAGTGGAAGAGCCGGTTGCTGAAGCCAATGAAGAAGAAGCACCAGCGTATCAAGACGAAGTACCTGCCGATGCTGAGCCGGTGCTTTCTGGTGCCGAGGGTGGGGACACCCTAGACAGAGCAATTAGCGATGAGCGTGATCGTGTCAAGCTCATTAGAACGCTGGCTCGTTCAGCGAACATTGACAGTGAAGTAGCTGATCAGTGGTGTGACAGCGGTGCTCCGCTAGAAGAAGTCCGAAGAAAGGTTCAAGAAGAAATGGAAAAGCAGAATCAGCCTGCTGGCACGTCAGTGCATGTGACGCGATCAGCAATCGACAAAGCAGAAGAAGCAGTCCGAAATGGTCTGCTCAAGCGAGCTTATCAAAGCGCAGGTATTCGCCAGCAGCCAGAACTTACTGGTGAGGGCATGGGGAACGTTGAGCTTATCCGTATGGCAGAAGTCATGCTGAGAGCAGGCGGCATCAATACCGACCGCATGGCTAAGCGTGATATTGCAGCCGTTGCAATGGGTAATACATCCACCATGAATCGTCTCGGTATCAAGCGAGATGGCGAAGCCTATCACACCACAGGTTCGTTCGCCAACCTGCTTCTTGATGCGAGTAATAAGACTTTGCTCGCAGCGTATGATGAAGCTCCATACACATGGAATCTTTGGGCTCGCCAAGCGAGCAGCGTTGCGGATTTCAAGAACATCAATCGAATTCGTTATTCCGAGGCTGCGTCATTGGACGTCGTTCCAGAGAATGCTCAGTATTCTGAGAATTCTATGAGTGACGAAAAAGAAAGCTACTCGGTTGAAAAGTACGGCAAGGTCACTACTGTCAGTTGGGAGACTATCGTCAACGACGACCTTGATGCTTTGGCTCGTACTCCAGCGATGATGGGAACCGCTGCTCGTCGAACGCAGAACGAAAGAATTTATGAAGTGCTGACCCAGAACGCTAACATGGCAGATGGTAACGCACTCTTTAGTTCTGCTCACAGTAACTTTGTTTCATCGGGATCAGGGGCAGCACCAAGCGTTGCGACTCTGAATTCTGCTTACACCAGCATGATGACTCAGACCGGTGTTGATAGAAAGACCATCATCAACGTCGAGCCAGCCTTCATCATCGCACCACCATCGTTGCGTGGTACAGTGCTTCAGTTGCTCGGTTCGTTCAGCGATCCTGTCGCTGGTGGTTCTGCTGCAGGGAACGCGAACACCCTGAACATCCATCAGAACGTTCTTACTCCTATCATCGAGCCACAGCTTGAATCGGCAAGTCAGACTTCTTGGTATCTTGCTGCTCGCAACAACTTGATCGACACAGTGGAAATTGCGTTCTTGCAAGGCGAGGAATCGCCAGTGCTTGAGTCCGATTACGATATGAAGCGTGATTGCTACTTCTACAAAGTACGTCAAACCTTCGGTGTCAAAGCTATCGATTGGCGTGGACTCTACAAGAACTTCGGTGCCTAAGCCTGAACCTTGCAACTAAACTAAAAACCAACTGAGGAACTAAAACGATGAGTTACAATCATATTGACAAGGTGATCTACCACGACGACTTTTTAGGTCATGGTGCGTTACCATCCAGCCAAAGCGACAGCGACTGGTTGGTAGACGATACTTCGTCCAGTGGAACACCGACCTACACTAAAGGTGGAATCGGCGGTGAGGCAACCTTGGCTTTGGCAGCTACTTCCGAAGCTGAGAATGTTTGCTTGCATCACGGTGACGACCTCAACTTTGATATCGACTTGCTCAAAAGAATCGAGTTCAGGATCAAAGGTGGACAGGCTGCACTAGGAGCAAATTCTCAACTCGCTTTCGGAGTGTGTTCTGCACGCAATGACGCGATCGATAGTATCGCAGAGCAGGCTTGTTTCCGAGTAATCGGTTCCGACGATACTACCGCAGTCGTTTGCGAAAGCGATGATGGTTCTAACAATAACGACGACGTAGCAACCAATCAGGTGCTTTCCAACAGCTATAAGCGATTCGTGATCGATTTTGCTGGTGGCAAGTCGGACGTCAAGTTTTATATGGATAACGGTGACGGTGCTTTAAGCAGAGTAGCTTCAGCGACGACATTTAACATGTCGAACTACTCCGCCGGTCTGCAGCCTTTCATTCAGATTCAAAAGACGACTGGTACTGACACCGACAGCGTTGTTATTGATTACGTTCATATTGAGACGAATCGATAACATGGGTGTTAAAGACTCGTTACTGCGGGATGCTAAGACGTTCCTGTTCGACACGAATACGTTTGCCGAGCAGGTCGTCTACTATCCTCACACCGACTACGGTCAAACACCGACCAGTAGGACTATCAACGCGATGGTTGTTAGAAACCAGATCGTTGCTTATGACGCTGACGGTGGTCAATCAGTGGTTCCGAGTTTTGACGTCTACGTTGCAAATGATTCTGTCGCTGGGATATCAACGACAGAAGTGAACACAGGAGGCGATCAAATATCGTTTCCTGTGCGTGAAGGCAAATCAGCCGAGAAACGAACTGTCGTTCACTTAGTTGAACAAGACCTCGGTGTCATCATGTTAACTTGTAATTAGGCAGACCAAGATGTCAGTAGGTCAAGCGAGACCGGTGATCGAACGCATCATGCGAGTTGTGCATCAACGCTTACAAGTCCTGTTAAGCGACGTCTATCCAAACAGTCCTGTCTGCGAAGTAATCAGACCGACAAGAACACTCAGTTACACACCTAAGCCTTGGCAAATCATTTTAACGCTTGGTGATGAAGAGGTCGATGAAGCGTTGAGCAAAGAAGGCAATCCTCCTTCTGTCGCTTATGATGCGACGATTAATATTTATTGTCATTTGATGCCGAGCGAAACTGACCCAACTCCGATCGACGAATATCATGCAGTATTTTATGCAGACGTCGTCGAAGCATTGACAGACAGTGGAGATGGCGGTTGGTGGTCGTTTGGTGCTCTCGCAATCAACGCTCGAATAGGTGCTCGCGAAGCTATTGATAGCGATGGAGGCATGGACGGGTTTAATGTTCCTTTGCATGTTTGCTATCGTGTCAGCGAGTGGTCTCCGTATCAGGTGCGATGGTAATGCTCAAGATAGACGTAGGGAGCAGCGAGTTAAAACTGCTAGACGACAAAATTAAAACGTTTGGCAGCAGGATGAACAGCAAGACAGCAACTGCTGTCAACAAAACTGCTCGAATGGTTCGCGACAACATGAACAAGCGAATCACGCAGAAATTCAATATTAGCCTGCGCAACTTGAAGAAGAAGCGAATAATATTCCAGAGCAAAAAGGCGAAGTCATCGGATCTATCAGCGCAAGTTCGTTTGAAGAAAACTCCCAAACTGGGTGTCCAGTATTTCGGTCCTAAGCATACCGGTGCAGGTGTCACTTTTGCGCTAGAGCGCGGTGGTTCGCGAAAGCTAATAAGCAAAGCCTTTATGGGACCACGAGCAGGAAAGAAAGCTCCAAAGCTAAATGGCGGTGTGTTTATGAGAGAGGCTGGTGCAAGGCGTTTACCGATCAATAAAATTTATGCTTTGTCTCCTTGGGGAATGTTTAGAGCAGGCAAGATGCAAAGTCCGACGACGCAATTTGCTGACAAAACGCTGCGTCTTTATGTTCAGAAAGGTCTGCAAGAATTAGCGAGAACGTTATGAGCGAAATCAAAGAAGCATTGGAATCGATCCGCACAGTAAACGGATATCTTTTTGACGTCAGGGTTTTGAGTGAAACTGACAAGGATTGCAATCTCAGCGTTCGTGTTCTGAATAGCAAAGTGCTTAGATTGAATCCAATGGGCGAAGGCAAAACAGCATCGCTGCTGTTGGAGTATTGTGAGCAGGTGCTTGCTGACGCTGGCATCGATTACGAGTTGGAAAAAGAAAACAACCAGTTAAAGGGAGAACAGGAAGATGCCACTACTAAAACGTTTGACAGCGATGGCTGCGAAGATCGAAACAACGATTGGGACTGCGGAGAGTCTTGCTGCGAGTGACGGTGCATTTAATGCTTATGATTTAGAGATTCAGTTTGAGACAGATGTCGAAGAACGAGAGGCGCAAGGTAACTTTGGCAGGCTTGCTGGTGTTAGCGGTGCTCGTGCAGCGACCATTAAGTTCAAGGTTGATCTAGCGATGGTCGGTGGAACAGCACTGCCGGCATGGGCATCGACTTTATTTCCAGCATGCGGATGCGAAGTAAGCAGCCTCGTGATCTATCCCAAGAGCGAAGGATTGTCATCGAGTTCGTCAGTCCACAAGTCTATCACGATCGGGTTTTACGAAAACGGAATGTTCAAGTCGGCAGCAGGCTGCATGGGCAATTTCAAAATCGTCTGCACCTCTGGTGCACTAACATATCTTGAGTTTGAGT